CCCAGCGAATATCATGCCTTTTAAACTTTCTTTCACCGTATCTTCTTACTGCTTTTTCGGCCATACGGATACAGCCATATAAGCTCCCACAATGCCCCCACCCGTCAAGTATAACAAATTTGAGAGGTCTGTAAGGAGCTTAACCCTTTCGTCTGATACAAACGGCATGAACATAAGCAGCGTATATAGTGCCATAAAGCACAAAACAGCCGTAGCCATACGCCTTTGTGCAGACATTTTGCGAAGCTCCGCTGCTTCTTGCTTCTCCGCTGCCTCTATTTCATGTAACTTTTCTGCCGCTAGTAACTCATCATCGTCTACAATTCCGTCACCATCTAAATCATACTTGTTATACTCAGACCCTTTTTCTAATTTCTTCTGTATCAAAATGACCCCCTATTAGAAATTAACCAAACCATACCAATTAGAAATAAAGCTCCCACCGTAGTGAATAATATAATTGCTACTATTTCTATGAAATGTTTACGAGCTTCTCTTTGAGCATAAAGCGTTTCTTGGCGTTGTTTGCGTATATCTCGTTCCATTTTAATAAGCTCCTGCCAGGCCTGTGGCCCAAGCATAGAGCCAATTAACTTACGAAGTTCATCGCGCTGGTTCTCAAGCTGTTTTTTCTGAGTAAACAACTCCATTGCTTCTTGTTCAACAGATTTTGCATTAAAGATTTTTTTAAAAATTGGAGGATTTTTAGCCTCATGATGAGCACGATCAATATCGGATACCGCTGACATCCACTGCGAAAGACTGTTTCCCATCGACTCCAGCTCGCGGCCGATTGAAACGCCTTTTTTTAGTGCGTTAAAGGCGGAGCCTGCCAGAGCCATTGCAGATACCGGGTCTACCATAAACCTTTCCCCAGATTAGTGGATTAAACTCCTAAGAATTTACCACCCTTTTTAGCTGCGCCCATACCTCTGGCGGTCATTACTTTTAAATCACCGACAGGAACCTTTACATTCTGTATACCCTTTGACTGTTCAGGTTTTGGGGCTTTTTTAGGTGAATTTGTAACTATTTTTACCATAGACATTCTAATTTCTCCTTTGCATTATGGCTCGTTGTCTAGCTGCTTCCATTTTTTCTCTGGCTATTTGTTCTTGACTAGCAAGCCTTTCATCAAACTGTCTTGATTTATCCATCTGTTGAGCCTGTTTCAAAGATAGTTCAGCCTGTTCAGCCTCAACATCGTTCTGTTCCTTTAAGGCTTCAAGCTGTAACTCTTGCTGTTTCAAATCAACGACAGGATCTTTTTCGCCCTGACCACTTAATTGCCTTGAAAGGGCTTGAACAGCTTGCATACCTTCTGCCATAAATTGTGCCGAAACAGCATCCAGTTGTACTTGTTGTTGTTGCGATACATCTTGCGTTTGAATTCCCAACTCCTGTACAGCTTTTTCCCTTGCTTCAAGCTGAACGTGTTGCATGACGTGTTTCTGTAAAGCCACTGCCAAAACTGGCGAAGCTCCAACAAGAGGGTTTCCACCAAATACAAGATGCGAAAGTATATGTGCTTGATGGTTTTGTCCAGGGAAGGCAAAAAGGTTTTTCTGATCCAATACATCGATATTCTCTTGTGCAGGGTCCTTTGGGGTTGGTTGTTCTTGAGGCGGTGCTTTCAAATATTTATCCACATTTTTTACACCTAATGCTTCATACATATCTCTATAAACTTCATACATATTGTGCATCTGTGGAGCTTGCGCTGCTAATTGTAATTGAGTTTGAGCCAGAGCAATACGTTGAGCCTGACTAAATACATTAGGATTAGAAACAGGTACAATATCCACCCTACCATCAAAGTCCTGTGCTTTTACTGCAGCATCAACTCCCTCTAACTCATATGGATAAATAGGTGGTAAGCTCTCCCCCATTACACGAGCCAAGATTTTAAACTCTATCCGCATTGCATAGTGCAGTCTCTTATGTACCGCACTCATTACTCGTGAGCCTTGTTCCATAAGAGCTATGGTTGTACCAACAGCTGCTTGCTGATTTCCATCACCAACTTTCATATCTGTGATTGTGGCAAACCTCCGCCCTGCATCGACCACAAAACCAAGTAACTGAAATAAAGTACCGTCAGGTCCTTTGAATGGGAGAGGCATAAGGCTATCTCTAATAGCCCCACCAGGTGCGTCTACATCTCTGAATTCACCTGGCTGAAGAGGATCGTCATCATCTCTAATACGAAGTCCACGAGCTTTAAAGCCCGCTGGGAGGTTGGACAACGTACCTGCGTCAATCAACTGCCTCAGTGCCGCGGTGGCTGAACGAGACAAGCCACCTATTGTGTGGATTAAACCTAATCCGTAAAAGCCAAACCCAGGTAAAAACTTATAATGCACAAAGTATTGTACCTTTCTTTTATCAGGGTCATCTTCTTTATAATTTCTACGTATGGCTAGTATTTGACCGTTATCTTGGCTAATCGTAACCACATACGGCAACTTAATTCCCGTATTTTCTCCGTCTTCGCCCGTGTCTTCGTAACCTTCTAAATCTAAATCTACATGACACTCTATTAAAGTAGCATCATAATCAATGTTGGACGGCTCAATGCCCCTGATCTTATCAAGCTCACTTGTAAGATCATCATCCTCACCCTGTTGAGGCAAAACAGGAATATCCAAATAAAACCCAGAAAGTTGCTTCTTACGCAACTCGTTTAGATTTATACGCACAACATGGCTAATGTTAGGACAAGTCTCCAAATCAGTTGTCTCGTAAGGAACAACCAAATTCTCAGCAGGAATAAACTTACTTACTGCCCTACCAATAGAATCATCAAAATAAATTTTTTTAAAAGTACTTCCAGCTAACGGTAAATAGAAAAGCATCTGATCCATTTCTGGCGTATACTCTTCCATCTCATTGGTAATGTAATAGTTCATAAACTCTTTTACACGTTGAGATTGGTCTTCTTTTTCCTTTGTCTGGCTTCCGACAATAGAGGTTCGCACGGGACCACTAGCAGGCAACAATTCATTAAATGCTTGCGCCTGAAATTGCACCGCAGCCTCAGCAAGTAACGGGTGAGTGACCCCAGAAGCCCCCCTGAAGGGTTCGGTTCTCTCGGAATAGTTGAAACCAAGTAATTCCAAACCATTAGCGTATGCATCCTCCCAATCCTGTCTACTTGCTTTATTAGAATCAAACTCTGATAAAAGGTCACTGGCTATCGAACCAAGGACTCTATCATCAAGAACCTCTGCAAGATTATCATAAAATCCTGTTTCTTGCTCAACCCTAGATGACATTGCAAAATCAATTATTGCACCACCATCATCCTCAAACTCTATACCTATGTCATCGCCTCGCCCAGACATATCCAAAGATCCAGGTAAATTAACCTCAATCTCAGCTGCAATCTCTTGCTCATCTATTTGAGGGTTTACATTCTCAATTAGACTTATAGGTGGTTTTGCCATTACGCTTTTCCCAGTTGTTTTTTTTAGTATAACACAATAAATTCATTATTGCATATAGGGGATGTATTCAGCTATGCCCTTCTTTAAATTCTGCTTTGGCCTATCCTCTACGTTAATTACATCCGTAAACTTCATAGCAAACTCTCTGGCCTGATCTTCTGTATCAAACTCTAAAAACTCGCCCGTGTTAAAAGCCTTGCGAATCGCCATGTCTGGTGAGAATTTCGTGAGCACAGGACCAACAGGACTATCCACAGGAAATACCGTGGGAGATACAAAAAACCGACCATCTATTGTAAAGTCCATCAACTGAACCATTGCATTGTCTTGCGTCATTGGAGACTTGGGGTCCATGATCCGCGATACGAAGTTCGGGGACACCGCGCCCTTAACTGTTTTTTCAGCCATAATACACGCGAACCTTGCTGTACTTCTCTTCGTCAGGGTCCCAATCATCGTCTGGCAACGTCACAAAATTACCCTGACGATACCGCATCAAAGCTTGGGTCATACTATCTACCAAATCATCATACTCTCCATTTGGAAAAGCTGCAACCTCCTCAATCATCTCATCTGCAAACACCTTGTCAGGACACCAAACCATCCCAGCCTCAAATAATGGCGATACCGAATGAACCCTCGACACCTTGTCATTACCCCGACTTGGCGTAAAATTCACAACAGGTATGCCCATGTTCCGTAGTTCGTGAGTCAAGGGCGTTCCAGAAGCCTTCGCCTCAATCACAACCGTATCAGGGTCCCAATACGTCCACTCATCATACGCAACCTTCTTCAACTCAGGAAAATCCCATCTACCCTTCTTGCTATCTAACAAAATAATCGCAGGCCGTGGACTGTTAGCCGAAGGACGAAATACACCCCATGTCGTTATCGCACTGTAATCCGATGTCGTGCTCTTCGAAAATGCCGTATCATAACTCTGAATGACATACTCTAACTCTGGTATATCCTCCTCCTCCCAACGCTTCCACCACTCGCGTGGAATAATCGCATTATCATCCCCCGTAGGGTTTTGCTGATACTGAGCATTCCACTTACTAGGGGGTATCGATGCCTGTACCTTCTCTAAATCATCTATAGGCCAAAACTCAGGCCAACAAGAATTGCCACTTGGCATAACCGCAGGTAACTCAACTATCTCCCATTGATCCGCCCTCTCATCCTTTATCATCTGACGCTGTAACTGACCCGTTAAATCCTTCTCCGACCACCGCGTCATAACCAAAATTATAGCACCCCCTGGCTGTAATCTCTGTCTTGGACCACCCGTGTACCAATCCCAATCATTGTCAAACCCACTAGCCGACATCGCAGTCTGCTCCGAATGCGGATCATCAATGATAATCAAATCACCACCGCGTCCAGCCAAGTTTGAGCCAACCCCAACAGCATAATACATACCACCGCGAGCCGTGTCCCACCTACCAGAAGCTTTACTGTCAACCGATAACCGCGCATCAGGGAAAATATCCGTGTAATCTTCCCGTTCCAGAAGGTTCTTAATCTTTCTACCAAAAGATACCGCGAGTTCCGTGGTGTGCGTTGCCTGAATAATCTTCATGTTCGGGTTTTTGCCAATCATCCACGCAGGCAAAAGGTAACTTGCAAACTCTGACTTCGTATGACGAGGAGCCATATTGATTATCAGACGTTTTAACTCGCCTCGCGCCACTCTTTCAAACTTTTCAGCTATAATCCTGTGGTGTTCTCCAGCTATAAACTCAGGCCACATGACGTTTACGAAGGTTAAAAAGTCATTTTTACAGGCATCTACACGATTTAACTGAGCCAACCGTAGTTCAAGCTTATTTATTCTATGTTCAATGTCTAGTTCGCTCAAAACAAGCTCCTATATGTTAATAATCTTATATCATAGGTTTTGAATATTGTAAAATTTTTTGGGGGCTGGGACTCCTGAACAATAATTAGGCAATCTTCGGTTAACTAATCTAATACTTTGTTTACTTTTTAGGCAATAAACAATTTTTGTACGTTTTTTATGCATATTGTTTGTCAGAAACATGGTCCTTGACAGCGTTGGCTGACACTGGTGCGCGATTTTTGGATTTTTGACATTAGAAAAGGCGCGTAAATCGTTGTAAATTAAGTTTAAATAGGGGGTCATGGTTCGCGCCTCACTAAACTAGATCAATTTACCAAATAAAACGAGCACCGACTCGCGGATCACGCATCATGAACCGCGAATCACGTCCCATGGGTTTAGGACGATTGAGATCGACTCACGGTCGCATATTTAACCATAAAAAAAACCGTGTAAGGATTCGCACCCCTACACGGTAATTTTAAAAAGTTTTAAACCACTGACTCAAGGAACGAATGCTTATCTAACTGGCTAGCGGTTTTTATTTTATTCCAATTAGAGGCTGACATATTAAGAACCGATCCACCTAATTTTTGCCAATCATCAACTAGATCAGGTTTTACTTTATGTGATACAGCGGTTACACCGTTCATTAACGTGGCACGGCTCAACGGTTCATTTCTATACCCATCTTGCTGTAACGTTTGCATTAAACCGTCCAAAATTAGCGAAGTTTCCTTCTGTGGTATTTTTAAAACTTCACCCAGTGATTCAGACACTTTACTGATTGAATATTCACCTTCGATCGTATCTTGTGAAGCTTGTTTCATTTGATCCAAAATTTGATCAAACGATTCACGACTAGCAAACGATTCGACAATATCGCGCAGTTTGAGCGATAAAGCTTTGTTGTCAGCGTCTTTCGCTTCATCAGTAAGAATCGACCATTGATCGGAATCTTCACGGGCTGAAGTAATATGACTCGATCTTGTTTCGTTACGCGATTGCATCCCATTTTTGCAAGCTAGCGTCCACGTAATCTGACCGACACGCACCGATCCTTGTCCAACTTCACTATTAGAAATGATGATCCCGTTTGCCATTGTATCGCCTACATTCGCACCTTCACCCGTTTGGGTTTGGGATTTAAAACGAGCATACAATTTTGAATCGGTAAGATCCCAGTTCATGATTTGCCAATTTGCATCACTTTCAATCAATTTTGGTAATGTTGACTCTAACAAGTGGACGTTATCAAACGTTTTAAATTTATTCGATAAAAAAGCCCTAGCAACATAATCAAAACATTCTTGCTGATCTGTCATGTCAAACATCCGAATCATCTGTCTGGAATTTTCGTTTTGCCAGATTGCATTGATCAGCTTGTCGAATTCAAAAGAATATTGCTCTTTTAATCTTTTAGCTGTTCGGACATCAATCTGTGCTTTTGACGCTATTTGATTAAAACAAACATCATTCACTTTTGCGATCCTTGTCGGCTCACCTCTTATACCTTCAATAACAATTTGCGATTGTTTATTGTCTGAAACACTAGATTCAACGGTTCTGAATTGCAGATCTTTTGTTTGTGGCAAAATATCAGCTGTTCTCTTTTGTTGTTCTTGTACTCTCTCCAATAAAGCTTGCAGATCGTTATTTTGGTTTTCAATTGTAAATTGCATTTTTGACTCCATAAAAAATAATGAAAATTTAAAGATTTTTATAAGGTCGCTATATAGTGCCTTGCGACAATTTCGGACTAGCACGAATCAGGCGCGGAAAACTTTAACCAATTTTAGGGCAAGATCCAGAATGAATTTCTAAAAGCGTAAACTCGCTGATTTTCGGATCGACTAAAATTGATCTTCCCTAGTCTGAAGGTAGAATATATTAATTTTCGCATATTGCAAATAAAATTTTTAAAAGTTTTATAGAATAAATAAAAACATCATTAATAAATAAATGAATACGAATAGAATCGCAGTCGTTATGAATTCAAAAAAAACTTGTAATTTATGCGATCTTAAAAATTTAAAAAATAGATCAATCACTCCCAAGATCTCCAACTACATGATGTCTAATGATTGCATTATGGGGTAATTGCTTTTTAAACTTTTTAAGTTTTTCTGAATCCGATTCGGGTTGGATTTGATTCGGCATTTTTTGCCAGTGAATATTTACATTGCCACCCGATCCATAACATCCGCCTTTTTTATTCGGATCGCTTGCGTCTTTTTTAAATACGCCATGTGAAGTGAATCCGATCACATATTCGCGATCTTGTCGAGCACATAACGGTTTACCCGATCCGCATTGAAGGCAACCCAAATTTTTATTATATTCTGACGGACAACGAACGAATAAAACATTGTCGAATTTTCGGTTTTTTCCATTTTTAAAAAATTCAGTGTCAACGACTAAAACGGTTGGAATCTTATTTTTTACAGATTGGATCGCTTGTTTTACGGTTTTAGTTGACCAATTGATCGTTGTAGTTTTTTCGCTCATTTTATGAAACCAGAATAATGGGCTAAAATGTGAAAATGTAAATGATTCGCCTTTTTTAGGTTTGCAATTTAAAAGGGCATCTAAATACTTTTCATCAATTTTATTTGATCCGCATCCACTTGGATTCAACTCGCAATCGGTCGGACACGTACCAAATTTATTTTCAGATCCTGATCGGTATGTAACCGCTAAACCTTTTGTTTTATTTGCCTGAGAATTTAACGTTGTTTTTAACATGATTTTTGACCTTATTATGTAATTTATCGCATATGATAAACTAACAAAAAAAATAGACCTTTTACAAGATCTATTTTTAAAAGTTTAAGTTTTTAAAAAACTGATGTTATTTCATCATCATTTGGATCGATTGCTTTTTCCCATTTATCTAAAGGAATTTCAATTAACTCATGATTCAAACATTCATTAATTGCCTTAGATAAAGATTCAGAATTTTCATAATCCTCTTTATCAAAATAGGTATTAGAAGATAATGAAATAACAAAAAGATATTTAGGTTTTAACCATAAATCACAATGGAATGTCCCTTCATCGATTTTTTCGATATATGGCAAAAACTTTTCATCGATTTTAACTTTAAGAGGATCAAGATCTCGCAAAGTTTTTGGGGTTTTTTTTAAATAAATTTTTTCAGTCATGTGACCTCCAATTTTAAAAAGTTAACTTATTATATATCTTTTTTAAAAACCCCTTTTAAAGAGTATATCATAAATCGCATATCATATCAAACATTATTTTTAAAAGTTTTATTTGATTCTCATAATCGACATATTATCAAGGGCAAACATAACATCTATGTATTCATCATGATCATATATCGAAGATTCTTGGAAATACTCCCAGAACGGTAATTGATTTTTAAAATAATTATTTGATTCAAAAATATGATCCTCGTTTTTATCAAATAATCCTGAATCGCCATAAACTTTTTTAAAAGTTTTAGGAGTATGGATTTCTATAATTTCTCCACAATTCCACTTGCAATAATAAAGCACTTTATGATGATCACCTGATAGATCAATATGTTCTTGAAGTTGAAATCCTTTTAATTTGATTATTTGTTTAGTCATTTTTTATTCTTCCTCATCTTCTAAAAAATCATCTTCACTTTGATTTAAAATAATTTTTACATAGTTTAAAGTTTCATCGTCATTAAAAGCACCGTAAACTTCAAACTCTCCATCGTTACTTGTTGAAAAACAAACACCTAAACCATTTAATTGATCATTTAAATTTTCATCAGGGTTACAAGAAATGTGACAACAACCATTATAACTATAATCAACTTTAGGTTTGTTTGATTTTTTTAAAACGTAATGACCATCCGCAATCATTTCATTCATAGTCCTAAAAGTAACAGGAATTTGCGTCATTTGAATTGGCTCATTATAATCTTGAAAGTCCTTTGGATAGACCATCTTACGACCTCCTTCAAACCATTCGTAAATTCTTTCATCCTCAAACTCATTGTTCTTGAAGTACTTCAAGTAACAAGGATCTGTTAATAAAAGTTGACCTGAATCAACTCCACATTTACCTAAATATTTTTCTTTCATTTTTGACTCCATTTTTTATTTACTTGACTAGTATGCACTTTATCGCATATCATGTCAAATATATAATTGTTGAAGGAAAAAGTCATGGAAATAGAAAATAAAAAGAAACTCACTTTATTGTTTGATCAATTCGTTGAAAACAATAAATTATCCAAAATTTCATCTGACGATCAAATTTTAGAAAATAAACCTTTGATAAAAGAATTTCACGATTCTGTTATTATGAGTTTAGAAGATTTGTTGCCAGAAGAATATGCTAGTGAAAATCAGCAAAAGACTTGTGACGATATTTTAGAATCAGTCGATAGAGTTGCAAGACTCAATCATGTTTTAGGTTGGATGGATTGTTTTTCGGCAATTTGGAAAACTTTACACAATGAGGAGCAATTTTACGAACCAAAAGCATTTTATCATACAAACGATGATGAGGTGTAATCATGGAAATAGAAGAATTTAAACAAAAATATACCACATGGTTAAAATTAATTGTTGTGAATGAATTAGAAAAATCTATGCATGAAAGAAATTGGCATAATGAAATAGCTAATGTGTTGACGGATTTTGAAAGAGATATTGATGAGGTTTTTAAAAATGGAAAATGATAAATATATATTTTGGTATTACAATCCAGAATGCCAAGCTTTTATTTCAGATATGATAAAAGATTTAAACGAACAATCCCAACAATATTATTCAAGCCCTGAAAAATGGGAAAACTGTTCATACCACAACGACTCATGTGGTTCTGTTCATTATAATTTAGACAATGACACAGAAACATACGTTCAATTGTTTGCTTTTCATAATCAAGAAGAGGCAACAAAAGAAGGTGTTGACGAAAGATTTTCTATTGAAGTTTCGATCAATGGTGAGACAGAAATCATAGGAGGAGAGGAGTCTGTGGTTACGAATGATCGGGAAGAGGCTATCAAACAAGCTTTGGAGGCTGTTTCCGCATTATTAACAAAAGTTTAGGAGGAAAATAATGGCAATTTATAAAGTAACAACACAATCTTATACCTATACACATTATTTCGTAGAAGCTGACAATGCGGAGGCAGCTGAAGCAAACTATTGTGAATTTAAAAAATGTGAAGAAGATCCTCTTCACGGAGATAATGATGAAACGGTTCTAGAAGTAAACTTATCTGAGGATGAAATATGATTTGGTTATTTAGTAAAATTTATTTGTTTATGGTGACAGGGTCTTTTTCGGAAAAGAAAGTTAAAAGGAGGTACAGAATAAAATGAAAACAAAAACGATTGACTAACAACGAATCATATGCAATTATGATCGTGAATTTTTGACGACATAACTAATGGTGTAACATTTTTATACAGAGTGTTACACCATTTTTTTTACAAAAAAGTTACGTGTAACTATATTGAAAACAAACAATTTTTTCTTGTTTGTCTACGTCTATTACTATGTGTGAAAAATAAAAAAAAATAAAAAATATTTTTTAAAGGCGTAACAGGTGTGAAAAAAGTTACACTGTTAATAAGTAGTTGATATTATTATATAATATAAGAACAGATTGTAACATATTTGGTTTTTCAAAAAAGTTACAAAAGTTACATTTGTATATTTCTATATATATATTAGTATAATATTTGCAAACTTTGTTTAAAATTTATTGGGAACAAAAATGGAAAAAGAAAATAGTCCTATATCTAGAGGTCGTGGAAGACCAAAAGGTAGAGGTTTAAATGAAAACAGCCCTTTGACAGACAAGCAGAAGCGTTTTGTTACTCAACTCGTGGACAATGATGGTACAATCACGAAGCGACAGGCTGCGATAAACGCAGGATATTCTGAAAAAAGTGCTCACTCTAAGGCATATGAGTTAACGAACCCAAACATATGTCCCCATGTGGTTGCTGAAATTCGTAAAAAGAAAATTGAATTAGATGAAAAGTTCGGGATCACCTTTTCGAGGCACGTAAGAGACTTACAACGCATCAGGGACATAGCTTTAGAGAACGGAGCGTATTCAGCTGCGGTTCAAGCAGAATACAGAAGAGGTCAAGCTCAAGGAAACATTTACGTTAATAAGTCTGAGATAAGACATGGTTCTATCGATTCTATGAGCCGTGAAGAGGTAGAGAAGGCACTTCAGGATTTAAAGAATTCATATGGAAACAATGTTATCAACATCACTCCTAGCGAAGCAACCAAGCAAATCGAAGAAGCCAGAGTCGAAGCTATATCAGGATTTAAAGAAATATCAGAAAAAGAATCTATCAAAGTCTCATCTAACTAGAATAGAGACGACAGTAAGTCTTGGTTTTCCTGACATTTTTTATTCTGATCCGCGAGGCGTGTTTCATTTACTGGAGTTAAAGACAAGTCCTAACTTTGCCGTGAAGATTTCTCCCCACCAACTAAGCTTTATGTTAAGGCATCAGAATTCATCGGCATGGGTTTTGGTTCGCGGTTTAAAGACGATGGAGCTATATTTATATCATTCTAGCCAGATTATGGGGTTAAACGAATCGGGTCTTCGATTCGCGCCAAAGTGCAAAACAAGCGATTTTGGTGATATTTTCGACAATGTTTCACGTGAAACATTCCGTTAACTCGTTGTTTTCATTCACTTTAAAATAAAACTACCAAATGTATGCGACTTGTGGTATACTATGTATAGGTACTCTTCATGGCGAAGACACTTACGGAATACTTTTTCGAAGGTTGAGCCAACAGTTCCAGTAGCCATGAGGACTACCGTCTTGCAATGTTTCACGTGAAACATTGGGCTATTTGAAATAGTTTATAAACAATCAGAAACCTGAAAGGGGTTAGTTATGTCTGAGTCAAAAATTACATTAGAGGGTTTAATTTCTGAAGCTCTTAATGGTCATATTAACAAACCTGTTAATAAAACTTTTGTTTTTAATGACGGAGGCGCGAAGGAGGCAGGATTTAAAGGTCGTGCTGATGACTGTGTATGTCGTTCTTTTGCAATCGTAAGTGGCAAATCATATAATGAGGTTGCAGATCTTATTAATGAGTTTTCCAAGCGAGAGCGAAAGTCCAAGCGCAAACGTAATAAATCAACGGTTCGTTCAGGTGTTTATAAAGCTACCGTTAAAAAAGTAGCTGAAGCACTTGATCTTGTCTGGACACCGACAATGTCTATTGGTTCGGGTTGCACGGTTCATTTAAGGTCGGATGAATTGCCAAGCGGTACGATTGCAGTCAATTGTAGTCTTCACGTTACAGCAATGATTGATGGTGTCATCCATGACACGCATGATCCTTCTCGAAATGGGACACGTTGTGTTTACGGTTATTGGTCAAAACAATCGTAACTGTGTTTTAATCACATGAGCATCCGTCTGGTATCTTTTAGAAGTGCCAGACGGATATTCTTCGATTGGATAGTTTAAAGCTTTTTTAAACGTTTTCTTTTCTTTTTTAGAACCTAATAGATAGATGTATCTATGTTTCTGGGGTCGCGCTATGTGCTCATATTTATCTGTTTCACGCATACGTTCTTTTAGGGACACTTGCTCACACAAAGTTTTTGAATGTTTATTAGTTCCTATTTCGCGCCATTCGTTTCTTTTTGCGGATATTCCTGTATAGATAAAGTTACACGCCTGATAGATTGTTCCGACATGGTTCATGCTTGTATCTGCATAGGACACCACGATTCGTGGGCTGCGCACCATCTTCAGAGTTTTAGCAACAAAGAAGGAGGCTTCGTTTTTATTATTGCGTAGGAGGCAAACACGGTTTAGTTCGAGAACAAGGTGAGAATAATCATCGCCACAAATGCCCCGACAAAGAGATGGTGAGGGTGGAATTCCATAGGTAATCACTCCTATTAGTTCTTTGCCGTCATACAAGCCAAACGCATCGGTGATATTAGGGACACGTTTGGCATAATGACGATTAAGAATCCAATCGTAAGTTTCTTCTGATTTAATTTTGTCAACGTTTAGCATTAGTACCCACGCAGAACCCTCCGCCAATCTTTACGGATTTTACTTGCGTATTCTTCTGCTTCAATAATGTCGTACCCAGCCTTTTCACAACGCATTGCGATTGTTGTTTCTATAAGCAGTCGAATACGTTGCACGGCATCAATAAACGAATCCTCTTCCTCATAATATTTTAAATTTTCTTTTGCCAAATTTTCTCTAACAATTTGTAGAGCAATATCATCTTTATTCATTAGTTTATTGTTACACCTTCTACTGTGTTTGAACTTTTTGCTATTGTTTGTGCTATTTTAATTAATTTATCGACAGGTTCGAAATTTTCATCTTTAGATAAATCCTGATCTTCTGTCATATCATACAAGCATCCGAATATGGCAACTAAAACACCAATAGATACGACAGGTTCGTTTTCAATCGATCTTGCTTGGATATGTTTCATTATTAAATTCATAACATCCAAGCCCATATCAACTCCGATAGAAAAATCAGAACCTTCTTCAGTTGAGAATTGAAATCCATCATCTTTTTTCATTTATAATTCCAACGATAAAATATATGATTATTTATTTGCACGGTTTTTTCCTTTGATTCAGCCCAATCGGGATACACATAGGTTGCATGATAGTGTGTTGCACCCTCTGTCACATCATACGTGCGAAAGGTCATTACTCCGTAAGCTACCATAATTGAAACTTCCCACACTTCATTGTTAGGCACAACATCGCTTTTACCATCACAATAAAAACTAAACTGGCATTTGTCACGAACAGGATAGTCCTGTTCCCACGAATAAGTAGGACCTTGTTTTATGACAGAACAAATATCATCGGGATAACGATGATCAATAACACGGTTCATTACCACGTTTGCCACGGCAATTTGCCCAACAATAGGTTCACTTCTTGATTCAAAATAAATAGCTGTTGCCATGCAAATTAAAGGATCAATCATTTTTACCTCCGTTTTATTAACATATAAGATAAATCTTATCTGGTTGCAAGCAAAATTGCTTGAATATATAAAATTTATTATATATCATTGCAGTATGAGCAGAGAAAAAAACGATTTTTATCCAACACCCGACTATGCAACACATAGTTTTATGAAGCATCACGACATTAGAGAGGGTTCGCCTCATGTGTGGGGCAAGGATGTTTGGGAGCCAGCTTGCGGAGATGGTGCAATCTCTAAAATTTTAGAAAAAGACTATGATATGAGGGTCTTGAGCACCGATTTGGTAAACAGGGGCTACGGTCAGTCGGGCATAGACTTTTTAATGGAGACAAAGATAGAAGCACCGTGGGTCGTGACTAATCCGCCTTACAAACTGGCTAATGAGTTTGTTACGAAATGCCTAGATTTTATGGATCAGGAAGAACATTTCAACGGATTTGCTATGTTGTTACGATTGGCATTTTTAGAAGGACAAGGCAGACACGATAAGATTTTTACACGCAAACGTCCTTCGAAGGTCATGGTATATAGCAAGAGGCTGACGATGATTCGCGGAGATCATGACGAAGCATGGTATGGTTCTGGCAAAATGGCATTTGCTTGGTTTATTTGGGACAGATGGGACAGGGATACTGTTTTAACGTGGATAAACGATTAAGTTTTGTTTATGTATTTTAGTTGTCCTGATAGCATTCGTCTAGTTGACAAGTCTCTTCTCAATGCTCCCAACTCTCTTGCGTTTTTAGCTTTAGCCATAGACTGATATTTTTTTGGTGGTCTTAAATTAACCACTTTGTTATTTAATTTATCTAATTCTTCGGCAAATTGTTCAACCGACATTCTACTCGCTTCGTCCATTTAATTTCTCCACGCCTTCCTCTGTAAAAGGATTTTCCTTATGCATGAGTGATGATGCCTCGACACCTAGATTGTACAAAACGTTTTGCATATCATTGTCAGATGCTTTACCCCGACTCGATAAGAATACTTCCACGGG